ACAAAGGAGATACTATTACATGGAGCGTAAACGCAAGTGGACATCCATTCTATATTAAAGATGTGCAAGGGGCAGGTACAAATAACCAAACTGCAAACGTAACTGGTCAAGGTGTGACCAGTGGAACAATTTCATATACTCCAAGAGTTGATGGTAGAAAATATTATCAATGTTCGAATCATACAGATATGAATGGTCCAATCTACATTGTTGATGATCATTTTGCAACACTTGTAACTGATGCATCAAATAGTTTAGGGTCTATAAAAACTATTCATGCAGGTGATGGATCTCAAATTACAATTTATACAATTAGTGGTACAACAAATATAACTAAAACTACTAGACACGGAAGTCCGGTGTGGAATAAAACTTTTAGTTCTACAGGCAGCGGCGGTGTAAGTGTTGATAGTTCAGGTAACGTTTATATTGCAGTGGCAGGATCAAGTACTGATCTAATAGTTCAAAAATTAAACGGAAGTGGTGCAGAACTTTGGGGAAGATCCTATGTGAACAGTAATGACAATGATCATGTTCCAATTGATTTAACAATTGATAGTGCAGGTAATATAATTGTTACAGGCACTCTTCTAGGTTCAGGAACTAACGGATCGTTTGTATACAAATTAAACAGTACAAACGGAGATGTTATAACCGGTAAGGCAATTCCTCCGTCAGATAGAAATCCTACATTTACACATGTTAAAACAGATAGTAGTAACAATGTTTATATCTATGGTACAGAAAAACGTCCAAGCGGAGAGCAAAATGAAGAAGTTACTCCTCGTCTATGGAAATTAAACAGCTCGCTTACACTACAATGGGCAAGATGGTACTGGAATGCAAATTATTATTCAACAGGTGGGCTTGCTATTGATTCAAATGGAAGTCCTATTATTGGCTTTACAGTAACATCAGGCGGAAGTAGAAGGTCGTTCGTTATAACTGTAAACGGAACAACTGGTGCAATTGGCGACGATTTTGAATTAGATGCGACAGACTTTGCAAATACTAGACCAACACTAAATGGTAACTGTATTACATATGATACAGTCAACAGCAAGATCTTTGTTGTAGGCGAAAAATACTATGTAAACAATAGTAATCCTGTAGGTGGATTTGCATATTCATTTGATACTAATCTTACTGATGTAACTCCAAGATTCTGGAGAACTAGCCATAACGGTGCTTACAACTTAAGATTTACACAGTGTGATATAGACAATACACTCGACCCTAATACAAGACTTTATGTTTCGGGTACTGGTAACAGTTCAAAATCAACTACTACTGTTGCTACTCTTATTGCAAGTTTACCTATTAATGATGAAGATGTTACATGGACAAGTGGCGAAATACAATTTGATGAATATAGATATTCCGAATCAGGTACAGTAACAGCAGTGTCAGGGACACCTTATACAGAATATACTGATGATGGACAAATTGTAGATAATGAAGTTGTATCAGCAAGTTCAGGAACAGGCTTCGGTACACTAGTTACAGATATGTCAACTTGGAATGATCAGAAGATGGCACTATACTGGGGTAGTGAAACTGAAAGTCAAGAAGCAAGTGATCCTACATATGAATTGACTGTGAGTGCCACAACTATTGATGAAGGACAAAGTTTTACTGTAACACTTGATACTACAAACGTCCCTAATGGAACAAACGTACCGTTCACAATTACAGGTGTAAGTACAGCAGACATTGACGGTCAATCATTAACTGGTAATTTTGTTGTGCAAGACAATTCAGCAGTACTTACAATTAACGTAACAGCAGATCAATCAACTGACTAGGAGAATATAAATGGCTACAGAAACCTTTACACTTACACTAGACAATGCTCCTAGTGAAAGCGTATCAGTAACAATTAATGATACAAGTCTTACACCCGCAGGTGAACAGTCGTTTACAACACCTGGTGTTAGTGCATTCACGGTACCTACCGGAGTAACGAGCGTTGACATTTTTATGGTTGGCGCAGGAGGTGGCGGTGCTGTAGGCGAATACACTAACGGTTCGCCAGGCGGTGGCGGTGGCGGCGCAGTAATTGTTGCTGAAGGAGTTAGTGTAACGCCAGGCGATACATTTACCGTTACAATCGGTGCAGGCGGTACCCGAGGAGCATGTAGTACAAACTCTCCGTTTGAAATTGTTACTACTTCATATAACTCAGGAAGTTCAAAGTATCCGCAAGCAGGAACTATTACTGCGGCTACAAACGGAGGATCTACAATAGTAAAGTATGATCCTACAAATGTAACTGCTACCGCAGGCGGAGGTGGTAGAGGATTTATTGTATCTGGAGGCACAGGCGGGACTTGTACTGTTAGTGCTGGATTTACAAGTTTGGCGACAAATGTAACAGAAATTAACGGCACTAATGGCAATACAGGAACCAGCGGAAACTCAGGAAAATTTCCTGGCGGAGGCGGTGGTGCCGGACAAGCTGGACAAGGCGGAAACGGTCGTGGAGAATTTTATAGAAGCAGTGGCGGATTTAATTACTACAAAGCAGGCTCAGGCGGAAATGGCGGTGGTGCTTATTTGTACGGCGGTTACACAGCAGGTTCAGATGGATCAAATGCTCCTGCATTGGTTGTAAGCACAAGTCCATTACAGTTCAATTATAATGGTGGTACAACTGGCGGTGCAACTGGCACAGCAACAGGCAGTGCATACGGCGGTGGCGGCGGTGCTGGTGCTGGTGGGCAAATTCGTGCTCAAACAATTATCAGCGGTGGAACAAACTATTACTATTTTTGGTATCTAGCAGGTGTAGGACAGAGCGGTGGTGACGGTGCTGTGAGATTTGCTTGGGGTGCATAAGATAAATACTGTAGAGGAAGTAAGAAATGACTATACAAACCATCAACATTGGGCAAATAGCTAACGACGGAACAGGCGACGATCTAAGAGAAGCGTTTCGTAAGATTAACGAAAACTTTGACGAACTAGATCTAAGAGAACCCGAATCTACTACTGCAAGCAGTATTGGTAGCGGTGTTGCAATTCTTGCAGGTAAAGTAGGCGATGATATACAGTTTAAAAATCTTGTAGCTGGCAATAATATGACTGTTACAGCAGTAGCAGGCAACAATATAGAAATTGCAACAGATTTATCAGGACTACTTGTAGTATCCGATAATGGTAGTACAAATTTTGATGACGGCGACACTTTTAAATTGAAGGCGGACCGGGAATTAATACTACACTTATTAACGGAACCCTTACAATTACTGCACTCGGTGGTTCTGGTAGTGGTGCTACTAACTTTGATACTGATCTAGATTTCGGCGAATTTGTTTTTGTTGTTAATAGTCATGCTGACTATCTGCGCTATAGCACAGATGTTGATTATGGTTCTATTACTTCACCTGCAAGTATTACGTCTAATCTAGGAAGTATTTAATGGCGCACTATTGGACTAAAGTAACAGGCGAAACACTAGCAACAGTACAAGAAGAAACTACAATTTCTATTGGACTACCTATTACTAGCGGCGTTTCTCCGACAATTTCACTTATATCAGGTGAGCTCCCTCCCGGACTTAGAATAAAAAATTATAACATTATTGGAACTCCTTTTGAAGTTGGATATACAAAAACTTTTAGTTTCGTATTAAGAGCTTCGATAGACAACAACATTGAAGATAGAACATATAGAATTGTCATAGAAGGACCTGATGCTCCTACATGGCAAACACCTACTGGTAGATTAAGTGTAGGGAACAGTCCTACTAATAATAGATATTTTATTTTAGATAATGAAATTATTGACTTCCAATTATTAGCAGATGATCCTGACTTAGACGCAGGACAAACATTAGAATATTTTATTGAAGACGGTGACGGTGTACTACCTCCAGGAATTAGTTTAAGTAAAACAGGGAAACTTACTGGAATTGTAGAACCTTTGCTTGCTATTGATCAAAGAACTAATAGTGGTAACTACGATGCATCTAATTATGATCAGTATTTAATGGATTTTTCAAGTGTAAGTCAATTTTATTATCAAGGACAAATAATACCAAACTATGTCTTTCAGGCACCCAAAAAACTTAATAGAATATTCGAATTTAAAGTTAGTGTATCCGACGGTTACGAAGTTGTAAAAAGAAGTTTTATAATTTATGTAGTTGGCGAAGATTTCCTACGTGCAGATAACGTAGTTGTGCAAGTTGCAACAGGGGTATTTACAGCAGATAACACATTTATTAGGACCCCAGTTTGGATTACACCTAGTGATTTAGGATATCGCAGATCTAACAATTATATTACATTGTTCTTAGATGTATTAAAAAATGAAAATCAAATAGGTGCTGTTCAATATGAATTATTAGCAACTAATGATGATGCAACAGCAAGCGTTATTCCTCCAGGAATGGCTTTAGATCCTAATACTGGAGAAATTGCAGGAAGAGTAGGCTATCAGCCAGCAGTTACAAGAGAATATAAATTTACTGTAAGAGCAAATTTAATTATTGTAGAAAATAATGTTGCAGAAGTTGCGGCATTTAAAGACAAAACATTTACTGTAAAACTATTAGGTGAAGTTGATAGTAGCATTAAATGGTTGAGTACTACAGCATTGGGCACTATTCCAGCAAACCAGATCAGTGTATTTAGAATAGAAGCAGAGACAACAGTATCCGATGCTCCACTAGTATACACACTGGCAGGCGGACGTTTACCTCCTGGATTATCATTACAATATAACGGAGAAATTACAGGCACTGTGGTGCAATTCGGTGATAGTGAAAGAGATGGTTTAACTTTCTTTGACAATGACAACATGACATTTGACAATGATAAAACCAGTATCGATAGAATATTTAAGTTTACTGTTGAAGCAAAAGATAGATTTGGATACAGCGCAGTTCAAAAAGAATTTACAATCGAAGTAATTGATGACGACGATTTGCAATATAGCAATTTGTTTATGAAGCCATTCTTGAAGGATGAACAAAGAGATTTGTTTACACAGTTTGTAAGTGATCCTGCAAACTTTCCGCCAAATGTAGTGTATAGACCAAACGACCCTAACTTTGGATTACAGAGATCAATTAAAATATTAGCTTATGCAGGAATACAACTTAATGATTTAGAAGAGTTTTACAGTGCAAGCCAAAAATGGCATAAGAAGCGTAGATATAGAGTCGGTGATATTAAAACAGCAGTAGCTAAAACACCTGGCACACAAAATGTTGTATACGAAGTTGTTTATCTAGAATTAAAAGATCCTGCCATGCCAGATAGCGGTGTTGCTAAAAAATCATTTGTTTCTAAAAATACAAAAAATTTAACAACAGATATACAAAAATATGATACAAACAGAAAATATTCTAACAATCAAACCGACGGTACACCAACATTACTAGCATCTGGAAGTTCAACAAATGTTAACGATCAACAATACTATTTTAATACTAGTGACACACAGTTAGATGTAGGTGATACTGTACTAGGTGCTGATGGTGTAACCGTATTAACTGCAACCGCTGAGACCGATAGCGATCCGTTTAAGTTTGGTGAAAGAAATGCTCCGACAGCAGACAGTGACGGATACTTAGCAAGTGGTGGGCAAGGTAAAAAATATATAAGTAATATAAGAAATATGCAAGACAGCATTAAAAGTTTAGGTAGAACAGAATATGATTTTTTACCTCTATGGATGCGTACACCTCAAGAAGCAGGACAGCAAGAACCAGGATTTATACTAGCAATTCCATTATGCTATTGTGTACCTGGAAAGAGTGCAGAAGTTTTAGCCTATGTAAAAAATAGTGGATTTGACTTTAAAGCACTTGACATTACTATAGATAGATATATAATTGATAGTACAACAGGTAACAGCAATGATCAATATATCCTGTTCGGAAACCACTTATACAATACATAAAGACGATAAATACTTTTAGGAGATAGAACATATGGCCAGTAATATTAGTTATGCAGGAATTGATCCAGACTACCCGGTCGCAGGACAAGACAATGATTCACAAGGATTCAGAGATAACTTTGGATTAATTAGAACAGGGTTGCAAACAGCACAGAGTGAAATTTCAACTCTGCAAAGCGATACTGCAAAATTAAACGAAACAAACGACTTCGGTGGTAATAATATTACCAATGCAAACCTCTTGAGAGGAACTGAAACTTTCTATAACGGAGGTGTCCGTTCTGTTAATACTAATATTAGTTTTGAAAGTGGCCATTATCAATCTTTTAGTCTTAACGCAGACAACCTAGTATTTACATTTACAGATTGGCCAGCAAGTGGTCGTTATGCTAAAATTAGAGTAGCCATCTTTGGTAATGGAAACGATAACTTTAAGTATACTTGGGAAACTGAAAACGGCGGTACAATTAAAACTAAGCAAGTTCCTGCATTCCCTGATCCAGCAACTAACACAATTATAAGTTCAGCTAATCCACAAATTTATGAGTTTTGGACTTATGACGGCGGTAGTGCTGTGTATGGCGAATACTTAGGACAATTTGATAACGTATTATAATGCAAGGATTTAACCCACTACTAGATAGTTTAGATAGTTTATCCGACGTCGAGATAGACAATAAAATATTTGAACTAAACAAAAAGTTTTGGCAAACACACAATCCGCAAGTACGTGGACAAATTTCAGTACTACTAGATCAGTTTAAATTAGAAGCTGAAGCACGTAGAGCTAGACAAAGATTAAAAAATCAAGAACAAAACGGCGATAATTCTCTTGACAATCTGATTAATATCAGTTAAAATACATTTATGCTTATGAAAACAGACTCTCTAGGAATACCACGATTTACAAATCGCGATCTTATCGATATGATCTATAGTGGTCATGCGGATAAGGTACACGTTGTACTATGTGATCCAAGTGATGATGTAGACAAGTTCAATGCCGCAATGGAAGAGCAAGGCTTTGACAAACTACAAAAGTATATTCCACTAGATGTAGATCAAAAGACTTTTGACGGTGTATGTCAAGGCGAATGGTTTATGCCTCAAGAATATAAAGAACTTGATGTTTATAGTTTTGTGATGAACAAAGCAGGTGATGATTTAGCAGAGTTAGAAAGAGTTGAAGAAGAACTTGCACAGTTTAAAGTACGAGGAATGACCAACTTACTACGCTATATGATCTATCTTGTAGACTTTATGCGTGAGAATAACATTGTATGGGGTGTAGGACGTGGATCAAGTGTAGCAAGTTATGTGCTGTATTTGATAGGCGTACACAGAATAAATTCAATCCAATATGGCCTGGATTGGCAAGAGTTCTTGAGATAAGTAAGCATATAACAGGAGAAGCAAATGGCAATTAGACAAACAGGTAGAAAGACCTACCGCACAATGCAAGGTAAGCCTATTGACATGGATTTGCTTCGTCAACGTAATGAATTAACACCAGCAGTTGGTAATGCTCGTGTTAACGCTCGCGGCGACGAACTCGGTCCAGGTGGCAAAATTAGTCGTAAGCGTGAAGATATTTTACGTGACTATTATGCAGATAATCCAGCGGCAGCGCCGGATGAAAAAGCAACTGTAGAACAACCAGTTGAAGAAACAGTTACAAAGGCGCAGAAAAAAGTTGCACAAACTAAAGCGCAAAAAGTCACAGAAGCTGAAGCACAAGATACTTCAGACGAGTGGATCGAAGACGAAGACGGCAATTTTGTAAAAAGAGGTTAAGAATGGCTGTACATCTAACTAAGTTCAAAGGCAAACTAACTGCTATTGGTAATAGAGTAATCGTTAGCGATATGTATTTTGGTGAGCAAAAAACTAAGTCAGGTTTAATTATTTCTAATGACGATGGCAATGTTCGAGGAATTTATCCTCGTTGGGCAAAAGTATATTCAAAAGGCCCAGATAACAAAGATCCATACGAAGTAGGCGATTGGATTCTAATCGAACACGGTCGTTGGACTAGAAGTGCATTGTTTGAAGATAACGGCGATGAACTAGAACTTAGAATGGTTGAATCGGAAAGCGTACTAATGTATTCAAAAGATAAACCGGATACAGGATTACAATTAGGCAGAGATAGTGTTGGAGACTTTGCAAGTGACAAAGTCGATGCAGGAGACTTTGAAGGTCAACTAGCACAAAACTATAAAGATTATGCTGAAGGCAAGATTTAGAGGTAAAATTGGAAAACGTAGATCTAAACAAATATAAAGACTTTGTACAGGAAGTAACAAGTGCAGAAAGTAATGCATTTGGTGCAATGCACAGTCGAATGATTACATTACATGACGAAGGAGTTAATCCTAGTCTACTATTAACTGGTGCAATTGGTATGGCGTCAGAAGGAGGCGAATTTGCAGAAATTGTTAAAAAATGTATCTTCCAAGGTAAACCAATGGATGATGAAACTAAGTTTCATTGCAAACGAGAACTTGGCGATATTATGTGGTATTGGATTAATAGTTGCCGGGCATTGGATCTCGACCCTAATGAAGTCGTAGCAGAAAATGTAAACAAACTTAAAGCACGTTACCCAGGTGGCGAGTTTGATGTTTATTATAGCGAAAATCGTAAAGAAGGCGACCTGTAAGTTTAATGAATTATGAACGAGACCGTAAGATTCTTGCGGATGTAGACGGTGTCTTGCTCGATTGGGAATCAGCATTTGATGCTTGGATGAAAGAAAAAGGGTATACTATCGGTGCTCCGGAAGTATACAAACAATCTATTAGATATGGTATTGAACAATACCATGCAGATAGACTTGTAGAACAGTTTAATGAGTGTGCATGGATCGGGTTTTTAAAACCATTACGTGATAGCGTAGATATATTACATAAATTTGCCGCACAAAATTATCATATAGAATGCATTACAAGTTTAAGTACAGATCACTGGGCAGGAGAACTGCGCCGTATGAATATTGAACGATGGTTTGGTCGTGGGGTAATTCGTAGAGTAATCTGCTTAGAGACGGGTGCAGATAAAGACGAAATTCTAAAAGAATACGAACCAGGACATTGGTGGATTGAAGACAAGCC